ATAGAAAGCGTCAGCGTAGAAAATAGGACTATACCAAGTAAGAGATCCATATATCTTTAGAAGTTTTTCTATATACTCATCAGGATATTTTAAAATAGGTGTAAAAGATAAAAAAAGTGTTACAACATCTTCCTTCTGTGCTAGATGACAACTAGTAACAAAATTGAATGTTGTTGTTATCCATTTTTCTAAAGACATAATAATCCTAAGACTGTTAGATAGGAGTTAACTCCTATCTAACAGTCTATAATAAAGATCAAATAACTATTGTGATGCTTGTTTCTTTAGCAAGAGTTCTTTAATCTGAGCATCAATAGAAGCAATATTTGGACTTGCTACTGGAGAAACTTCAACAGGCTTTGGTGTAGAAACAATTGGTGGTACAGTTACTGGATTTGAACTTCTTACCGTCTCTCCAACAAGTGCAAATGGATCAAATTCATCATCAGATGCAGGAATCTTTGGACCATCCAGTCCTGTTGATGTCCCTCCTAGAATATTATCAGAACCAGTAATAAAATTCTTATAGGAATCAACAGTAAATCTATGGAATCTCAACTCTCTGTAGACAGCCTTCTTTCCCTGCATTGGAGGAAGAAATCTGATCACGTTAAGTGCTTTTGATGGAGTGGTAATGTTAGAATAGTTCTGCATGATAAACTCTTCAAGTACATCTAGATCAAACAATGGAGAGTAATCGTGTCCGAGTAACTGTGCCAAAACTTCACTGTTGGGAAGGACAGTTTCCCTTTGGTCAATCTGTACTGCATATCGAGTATTTCTTCCTGTACCAGTACGGGTAATTAAGACATTATGCCCAATCTGAGGATGAACCAAATTGAAATTACTTTGAATGTACTTCATTCCCTTTACTTGGGTAATAATGTCATCGTAGGTTGAGGGGGCAAGAGCAAAGATCTTTACTGGATAGGATTTATCTTCATCATCCACATCAATACCGTTTAGAAATACCTTACTTTTAGAATATAGTAACTGTGCAGCATTGCGGTACTTCTCACCTTCTACCTTGGATGGTGAAGATTCTGCTTTCTTGAAGAGTTCAAGAGCCTTGTTACACTCTGGGCAGTCAAGTCCTTTGGTGAACTTTCTGCATACCTGACCAAAATTAAGTCTCCTTCTGGTGTTTTGATCAATAGGGAAATCGAACTCAGTCATGATCATTCTCCTTCTGATTTGGTGTTTGTGCTGCTTTGCGTCTAACGCTACATGCCTCGACTTTAATCATTATTATACCACAATTTTTTTTATTTGTCAAGTTTTTTATACAAGTTTATATTAAAGTAATTGACGCATTTCTTGTCTGACCAGTGATGATAAAGTTATCATAATAGAATGTCTTTGATAAAGTGCTTTTACAATTGCATCTGCCTTTCCAACATCCTCAACAGATTGGTGATGTTGTTCAAGAAGTGTAATGTATTCAGGTACTTCGTACAACAACCGATTAATTTTTACTTCAGATACCTTTTCTCCTTGTGAATTTCTTCGAATAGAAGAAGCAATTGTTGCCTCAAGAACATCCAATCGTAATTTTAAATTTACAGCTTTTCTTTTGTAATCTTCTAATTGATTGGAATAATACCAGAATAACATTGGTGCTTCTTCTAATTGTTTTCTAAGAACATCCAAATCAGACGAATTAATTGATAGATCAAATTCCATTTTGGTTCTCCTCGTCAATATCAATACCCCAGGTGTTTTTCATTGCAATAGCAATTAAATCAGTTAAAGTTGGTCTTATGAACCCATGTTCTTTTTTAAGAATATCTAATTGTTTTAGTAACTTACGTTTAGCAAGATAAGAAATTCTAACTGACATAATTGTACCAGTAACTGATTTCTTTCCCATTAAATACTCCTATTAAATATCTAATAATTTTAGTGTTCCCCAATCATATCCAATTTTTACATCTACTGTTAGTGGAACGGGCATGAAAGGAAAATGAATGGATTCTAATATTTCTTTCTTTTTGACTGCCAATTCAACAATTAATTTTTCTTCAACACAACTAGTAATTGAGTCATGTACTTGTAAAGCAATATAAGCACGATCTTGATACAAATGCTCACTGACTAAATAATCTCTCCACCTTCTTAATCCAATTAACATTAAATCAGATGCTACAGATTGAATAGGATGATTCACAGCCGAGTTATAAGAGGAATCTAAAGAATTACCATCCCCGTCGTTTTGTGTTCCTTTCATTTTATAGTAACGTATCCTTCCAAACTTAGAAACAACATATCCTTCTACTTCAGCTTGTTTTCTTCTATCATTCAGCCATTTTTTTGTTGGAGAGAGAATTTTAAAATACTCTTCAATAAGTGCCTTTCCTTCATCCATAGTAATATTTAATTGTTGTGATAATTTGTATGGACCCATTCCATATAGCACACCAAAATTTAATGTCTTAATAAAATCACGCCTTTTTTTTACCTCATCTGGATCTGAGAACCCAAATATTAATTTTGCTATATATGTATGTGCATCACCACTTTTAATAGCCTCAATCATAATTGGATCTTTAGTGTAAAAAGTAGAGACAACTAATTCCATTTGCTTATAATCTGTATCAAGAAATATAGATCCTTTGTCGGCTACAAATATAGATCTAATATTACTTCCTCTGAAGAGGTTTTGGAGGTTGGGCTGACTACTTGAATTTGCTACACATATTCCATTTGCAATAAAGTTATGAAAATCTTCTACTTCAAGATCATATACATCAACATAGTCATCAATATATTCTATTTTAGTAATAATGTGATTATTAGAAACTAATTTCTGAAACTGACCACCACATTGTCGTTCTATATTAATACTTCTTTCTGCATATAGAAGTTTTAACCTATAATAACTAATACCAAGAATAATTTGAATTTTTGAAATCCCAAAAGGAATTAAGTCTACTAACCGTTTTCTTGAAATATAGTTTCCATTTTTATCATACCGATATTTTATCCAACTAATATTTATATCATACTTTTTACAATATTTTTTAAAAGTAGTAAAATCTACTGGCACTCCTGTTGGTTTTCCTTTTGTTTGTGCAAGTAATTTAAGACATTTATATTTAGATAAATTAAGATACCCTGGATGTTCTATTCCTAAACGTGGTTTATAATGACCTAATTCCCAACCCATTTTAATAGCAAGAATGTTATTCTCTCGTGAACGAGGTGATAGTATTGTATCAGGAGAATGAAGTCTTGCATGATCTCCTTTAGATAATTTTTGTAAATTTTGTAATGTATGATTTAGAGGATTTTTATCTATATGATGAATACTTTCATTTGTTATTTTTTCATTAGATAATTCTTCATAAATAAAACGATGTTCCAATATAGTCTCTTTAGCACTTCCTGTTATGTATAATCTACTTCTTTCTTGTACTCCAATTTTTTGTTTACGTATATCCCTACTTAATGCTAATACATTAGAATGGTTTGAATTAACAGCACTAATATAAGTACCATCTACCTGTCTAATCTTATGATCTGGAGTTACATCTAAATAACCTATTGTATGTTTACCAGTTCCAATCCAATGCAATCTAATAATTTGTTTTGTTCCAGTTTTACCTGCCCATTTTACTTTTCTGATTCTCAAATTTAATTTATCATCATAACAATAAACTAAATCTCCAATTTTCACATCTTCAATTTTAGTTCCATTTGGATTTTTTGATAAATCCCTAACAGTATCAATATATGTTCCTTTAGAAACACATGTTCTCCCGCTAATGGCAACATCCATATAATAACTAGTATGCACTCTTCTATCAACAATATGTTTCTTAATACCAATTAAATAAGTACTATAAAGTTTTGATATTGCATGAAAGTCTAAAATTTGTTTACAAAATTTACTCCCACGATCACTTAGATATTTTAATACTTCTTTATCACATGCCTTATCTCCTGTAGGGGTTTGTTTAATAGACTCAAACTTAAAATACCGATCACCAAATAAAATCTCTCCTAGTTGTTGAGATGAGTTTGGATTAAATTTTATCCCATGATATATATTATATTCCATTACATTTGGGTTTAAATAAATATCTTGTTTCAAGAGCATTAATAATCTTTCATACTCTCCAGATAGTCTATCAATCGTGTATTCATCAACTGCTACTCCTTTATATTCCATCTCTCCTAATACTTCATAAGCTGGCATTGAAATACCATACATTAAGTATGTTCTTTTATTTATATCTAATTTCTCTTCTTGTATCTCACAAATACGTCTACAACATATTGTGTCATCAATATTATACTCCCCTCTCTGTAGTGGTGTGGCTTTCATGAGTCCACCAAACTGAGACAGATCATTTTCATACCCACCCATTTTAGGAGTATAAATCCAACTAATACTTTTTAGTTTATTAGAATCTCCAGGTTTAATAATTGAATGCCCGATTGCAGTATCATGATAGAATCCCTTTACCCAAAATCCAAATATCTCTTTCATATATTTCATATCAAATTTAAATCCATGTCCACTTTTTTTAATATTTGGATCTTCCATTGCTAACTTAAAATCATGAAGAAATAATTTTTTATCTTGTGGAGATAGTTCTGGAAGGATAACAGATAAACCAAAATTTGATGTTGGTGCTATTCCAATATTGGTTATGGCTGCATCAGAAGCACGACCATCTAATCCAGTAGTTTCAATATCTATTGTCCAATGATCAGATTGCTGTAAAACAGGTAAAAACATTTTCCATGTTTTATAATCTGTAACAAATAAAGAATTCCAGTCCTTTTCTTTATTAGATGTCAAGTTATTACCTGTAACTAATCCATTTGCAAATCGAATATCCATAATCATCTGACTTTTTCTATCAGCATTATGTAAAAAGGTAACAGGACTTGGATGCCATGTTGGGACAATTGTACA